TAGTTATACTATATATTATAGCATATTTTAGAACAGAAGTCAAGACATTTCTACTACTAATTGATAACTAATTGGCCTGCCGACATGTCATACATTGTCATTACACATGTGTCCTTTTTCCAGCCCCGCGCTACATAAGGCTAAACACAGGAATACACTTGTATAACAAAGGGTTATGACTGCATATGACTCCTTATGTATAATCCTAAATTGCTACTTTTTTGTATACCGGAGGGTACAACAGAAATCCTTGCAACACCGCAGGCCCCCCCGTGCCCGTTTAGCACACCAGCACACAAATGTCAAGCCCATTGGTGACCACAGGGCCCACAAGAGTCACGCGGCCAGCCTTAGCATACACGCGGCCCTTGGTCAAGCCTAAGGGTGACCGGCTGCACAGGAATAGTCATGGATACATTTGAAAACAGTTGAGAGAGAGGATGCAATGTGGTACCTATGACACCCACATGCCCACACTTGTAACACACAAGCAAACATAACGCAAGGTATATATTTGTAGCCTAAAGGTTGACAAGGGTTGTCTTCTGTAGTATTCGCGCGCGCCCGCTCCTTATATCTAGGTTGTACACTGGAACCCGCCAACCTTGGCGTAGTCCCTGGGCGACGTGACATTATTGAATTAATTTAAAATAGTTGTTGACATCATGCGACCAAGCTATATAATGAACCCATCAAGACAAGGGCGCAGCGAGCGCAACACATAATCAGAACAAGGTGAACACTATGTTAAAGTTTCAAAAGCGACACACTACAGTAACACGCATATGGACTAAGCCACAGACACAGCAAACGCTCAAGGATTTACGCGCTGCCGGTCTAACAGTCAACAAAGTCCCCAACGGTTACGAGGCGGTCAATAAGAACAACGTGCTATTTCTCAAGGCTATGAACGGAAACAACAGCTACCTAGTTCGCGCAGTAGATTTTCTACTGGCATAGTTGATTTATCGGTGGCATTCGCATAGAGTGTCATCCATTAAAACAATTTAATAAAGTCAATAGGATTATATAAAATGATTAAACTAAGTAAGCCTAGCAAAATGCCTTGCAAATCGTGGAGCCTTGAGGCCCTCGACACTTGCCCCGCTTCAACTGATAGCAACGGCGACCTAGTGCCCGCGTGCGTAGGTTGCTACGCTACGGACGGCAACTACAGGTTTCCCAATGTTAAAGCCCCGCGTGTCAGTAATAAGCAAGATTGGAAGCGCGACGAATGGGTACAGGATATGGTCGAAGAACTGGATACAGAGCGCTACTTTAGATGGTTCGATAGTGGCGACCTGTACAGTCTAGCACTGGCAGAAAAGGTATTACAGGTAATGCAAGCTACGCCGTGGTGTAAGCACTGGCTGCCAACACGTATGCACAAGTTTGCTAAGTTTGGGCCAGTGTTGGCCGCTATGGACTCTCTCGACAACGTAGCTGTTAGGTTGTCCAGCGACGGCGTAAACGGTGAAGTAGTAGAGAATGCCCGCACTAGTTCCACAATCATCCAGACAATCAGCCACAGCAATCCGGCTCTGTCAGTGTGTCCAGCAGGCGACCAAGACGGCAAGTGCAAAAAGTGTCGTCAGTGTTGGAATAAAGATGTAAAAGTAGTGGCATATATTGCCCACGGGCGTAAAATGGCCAAACAATATAAAAACTTAATTGCAGTAGGAGGATAAACCATGACTATAGGAAACTGGAGAGACCATATACTAGTTGAGTGTGCCAGCTGCTCAAAGCCTATGGGCGGGCACGTAGAAACAGTGACAGCGGTATGCAATGAATGTGCTCGACAACTAAAAAACGCTGTATTCATAGGCAACACCAAAGCCGCTGGTATTCCAGAGCGCTTGCGTGGACTTAAAACAGTTAGACTGGGTGCGCAGGCGGTGGACATAAACGGGGAAGCACTTGACCCAAGAGAGTATTTGCCGCTGTATATCGATGAGAGTGAAGAAAAAGCATACGATGATATAATGCGAAACGCACTTAAAAAAATACGGAGAGGCTAAAATGAGCGACGACGATATAAAGGCATACTTTGATGGTAGCAATATCACACTGGCCGAACTGTCGGCAATGACCGGCAAGTCTATAAAGCAACTTAAAACTATTTTGATGGAGGGCAAATAATGAAAGCAACGCTCACATTTAATAGCAGGGCATTAGCCCAACAGTTTATTAAGTACTGGTCGCGGGCTACCCTAACAGGTCACACAATGAGCGCAACCGGCGACGACGGTATTACCACGGTAACAGTGTACAATATGACAGATGGCAGCAAAGAGCTGATTAATAACTTTATAAACGAGGTAACACAATGAAAAATATACAAGCGTTAAAAATAAAAGTAATCACTACACGTCCAGCACCAAAAAGAATAACCCAACCAGCCTCTCATTGGCGCGATATACTGGGCGGGATGAAACGGGGCCACTGGTTCGAATTAGACTGTAAAACGGGAGATAAAATTCACGCAAGAGTTTGCGCGGCTGCCAATGTTCATTGTAGGGGCCGCTATACTTTCTACAAGACTGCCAAAAATAAGTACATCTTTGAAATCATTAAAGGATAAAAGAGAATGCTAACTAATTACAAGGGAAACAGCGCCCACCTTAAGGCGCTAAAACTTGCACGCATAGAGCAGCATATCGCCGATGGCGTGGTGTATCTGTCACTATCATTGGGTGTCGTCGCTCTGTTTACGTTCCTCAATTGGGCCATGATTGCCCGCTATGGAGTATAAAACAATGAACTTACAAGATAAGTATTCGGAGGCTTTAGAAATTACAGGTAAAACCCTCGAAGAGTTTTTAGAGTGGATTCACGGCTTCGAAGAAAGCTATATTACGGTGAAAGACAAGCGGCGTGTCAAAACTATATACACGGACGGAGACGAGGGCATAATTATATTCAGGGCGCATTGTGATATGTTTGAGGGTGAAGGCATGGAGGTGTCCGTCCTTGGTGACGGCTATTGTGAGATACCCTATTACATAATGCAAAAGATGCTTTTCGATATAGAGGAAGCCGCGAGCTTTGCGGATTCACTTAATGATGATAATGGAGAATAAAACAATGCGACAGACTAAAGAGCTAACATTCAGCGGAGAGCACCCGCGACTAATCACCGGAGCCAGTTACAGCATTTACGCGGTCTCTCTGATTACTGGAATGAGCAACGCCACACTGTACCGGAGATTAAAAGGTCGGGACGAAATAACCGACTGGGATATCACACCGGCCAGCGAGAGGAATCCAGAGCGATACGGTAAAAAGGCAAGGGAGCGGTCACAGTTCAACAAGCTAGAGAGTGAAGCGGACAGGCTGTCGTCGTCATGGTTGCGGGTGGCTCTATGTTAGCCACGGCGCTAAGGTTTGCGGCAGGGTTTGCAATTGGGTACGGTATAGCGTACTGTTTTACAACATTAATTAACTGAGAGGTATACAAGATGGACGAACACGGCGACGAACATTTGACTTGGGATGATGAGCCACCAGCGCTTTATAACTATGAACTGGCGGAAATACTAGCAGACTATAAACGAGACCATGAGGGCGAACGATGAACAGTTTCGAACACTTAGAAACGCGTGTGGTGCTATGGCATAGAGACCGCAATTTAATAGAGGGCAGCACCGATGCCGCACAACACACAAAGCTAGTCGAAGAGGTCAAAGAACTAGAAACCAACATTCTACTGTCTCAGCCGGTGGTTGACGATATCGGGGATTGTTTGGTCGTCCTTATCAACATCGCAGAGCGTAACGGCTTGAGCCTGTTGGATTGTCTCAGCCATGCCTATGAGGACATAAAAGACCGCAAGGGTAAAATGGTCGACGGTGTATTCGTTAAAGAACGCGTTTTAATCGATTCTGACGGCGAATACTTGGAAGGCTTTAGGGTAGGGTCAGGAGAGACTCTCGAAGAGCTTACAAGCTACGAGAAGGGCCTCAGAGCAGGTCTACTACATAAACAAGGAGGCAGGGTATGAGTTGGCTTATATTTGGTAAGTATTTATCTATAGAGTTGCGTACAGGGACGGGTTTTGACATTGAATTTTGCGACAGTCGGCCTGTGTGGACACAAAACAACCTAACAGGGGAAGTCGAGCCAATGCCTTTTAAAGGGTGGATCTTGCTTTTGCCCTGTGTTATAATTAGTTGTGGCAATGTATACACATTTGAAGAGGATGATGATGGATGAGTAAAATAAAAGAGTGGATTGGTTATGACTATAAACCCATTGAGGACGCAGTTCCGTACATGATCCAAGAACTAGTTGATCATGAGATGTACAGAATGACACTAGAGGAGGCAAAACAACGGGTAGAGGACAGCGTAAGGGCCTATTACCACGCCCAAAGCGTAGATTCAGTGCTACATAAACATAAAAAGGTATTTAGTCATGAGTAGATGCAAAGCATGTAATCAGATATTGACCGAATATGAGCTAAAAAAGAAAGATCCTGTAAATGTCAACCTTTTTCTCGACCTATGTGGCACTTGTTCGCAGTACTCGAACGATGCTTTATTCGACGGGGATGGCAATACAGCGGAATTAGATGCAGATAGTCTTGACAGTTTAATAAATATAGCTTATAATACTTAAGTAAGCCAAAGAAAGTTTTAGAATAATCTTTAAAGTTAATCCTAAAGGGTACTTAAGTACCCAAAACCAACCTAAAAGGTAATTGTTATGGCAGTAGTAGAAGGTAAAATTGCATTTGAGAACCTAGACACCCACGAGATGTATCAGGGTCAATCCACTGGTAAGTATTCAGTAGTGATCAGTGTCTCTGATTCAGTAGCTGATGATTTAGCAGCTAAGGGTGTAAAAATGCGAGAGTACGAAGGAACTCGACAGCGTAAGTTTAGCAGTAAGTACGATATTCCTGTTGTAGATGTTGACGGTCATCCCTTTACAGGCCGTATCGGTAGGGGATCAACTGTCAGACTTCTATGGGCTGAGGGCCAACCACATCCGGTACACGGCACGTCTACTTATTTAAACAAGATCAAGGTCTTGGAAGTAGCAGAGCAGGAAGAAGGTGAGGACTTTTAATGGAAGCGGAGTCCACATTTGTCCAACATGAGTCATGTCCATCATGTCACTCAAAGGATAACTTGGCTAGGTACTCCGATGGGCACGCCGTCTGTTTCTCAGGCGGCTGTTCACATTACGAGAGAGGCGATGGCACAGTTACTAAGATCCACACACGACCAGCGAGGTCATTAGAGATGACAGGAGTAGTAGCAGCGATACCCGATAGACGTATCAATCAAGACACAGCACAGCGTTATGGTGTCACGGTGGAATACGGTACTGACGGGACAATATCCAAGCACCACTACCCGTATCATGACAAAGACACGGGAAACACAGTAGGCACAAAAGTTCGTATTGTAGAGAACAAATCATTTTACGCTACAGGAGGTTTCGATAATGCAGGGTTGTTCGGCCAGCAGGCATTCAAGAGTGGCGGTAAGTACATCACGGTCACAGAAGGTGAGGCGGACGCAATGGCTG